TGGGAAAAATCCGCGCTGCGGTATACCACCTCCCCCCGTTTTGCTGTTCGTGCTACAATGAAAGTATGGTAAAACGCAGATCGCTCAACTCAAGGCAAGACCCACGCCGAACTAATCGTGCTCTGCGCGATTCGGTGCGCCGCCGCGTTCTGGCGACTCAAGATACTTGCGCGCTCTGTGGTAGATATGTCGATAAAACTCTGCCGCAATATGATCCGCTCGCTCCCGAAGTGGATGAGATTGTTCCTGTTTCGCGGGGTGGTTCGCCGTATGACCTCGACAATCTCCAACTCGTTCATCGCGTTTGCAACGAAAGAAAAGGCAATAAGATGGCTGGCGACTACGACCTTGTTCAAACTGAAAACCCTGTTCCGCAATCTCGTTCTTGGTAGTTTTTATCTGTTATTTTCTAAAAAATCTTGCAAAAAAGTCTTGACATTATACACGCTAGCGTGCTATAATAGAAGCATAGCAAGAGGGGAAGCAAATTAAGAAATCGGCGGTAGAAAGGAGGTCTATGGAAATTGAGAAAATCGAAATCCACATCGTTCTAAAACGAAAAAAAGACTACTCCCGGAAAGAAATAGCCTTTTAGCTATTCTATAACAAAAACTAACAAAAATCAACCTCCTCTTGCTAAAACCGCCGAAGAAAGGAGAAAATGATAGAACTCACTGAGGAGCGTTATAACGAACTCCTCGAAAAAGAAAAACTTGCGGACAAGTATCTTTCCGATCGCCGCAAGGGCGCGAATAAAATCAACGCTATTTCCAAAGAAGAAATGCGTTTGCGCAATAAAAAGGCCGCGGAAGCGCGGTGGCGTAAAGCAAGGGTTGCAGTTGCCGATTAAGTAGAGTCGTGCTATAATTGTAAGCGAGATTGTTACCGCTTTCTCAGCCCCGCTTTGTGCGGGGCTTCTTGTTTTGCTGGAGGTAGTATGCTATAATGGTGGCATATCGAACTTGAGTATGTCCACCTGCAAAGGCGGACATTTCGCTATCATCCTCGGAAAGAGAGGCAAGGTGCGAGACTACTATATAAAAGTTCGCAAAATCGACATCGACAGGACGGGAGGGGACTTGTCGCTTGCATTATGGTATTCTGCGGTCAAGGATTATGCTCGACGCGTTAAGCCCGATACTCACGGGTTTAAGCGCATCGCTTCCAAAGTCTTTGAAGACGACTTCGGCTTCGACCGAAAGAAAGCTTGGCGTTACAATCGAAAACTCGCCGAATTGGGACTTATTGCACTCGATTCGGCACATCGTGGAGGTAGGACGTGGGTTGGGCTGAAAATCTTATGACTTTTCAGTTGTTGTGGAAAACACAACATCTAGTTAGCGATGACAGAGACGGGTTGACAAGATTCAACCTGTTTTCGACTTGTCAAGGTTTGCTTGTGGAAAACTATGCGCAAAACTGTGGAAAACTATGTGTAAAAGTTTGTGGAAATGCGCCAAAAATTGGTGGAAAAGCCACATTTGATGTCGCAAAAATGCGACATCACGCCACCTCTGTTTGATGTCGCAAAAATGCGACATCTATAAACCATAATAAAACCATAATAGTAGGCTCACAACAAATTGTTAAAAAATTGGAAAGGATTTTCAATGTCAAAACTTCAAGAACAAATCGTCGAGTATCTCGACTATGGAACTAATATTAAACAACTCTCACCTACAACAACAACTCGCCGTAGGTGGATGTTTAACCTATTTGCTCGTAGTATTCCTGCGCAATCTCTCTCTCAACTGACTAATGAGATGGTTGACGATTTCATCGCTAATAGTGGATGGACGGGTGCGACCGTCAACGAGTTTATCGTAGAACTCAAAACTTTCGTTCGCTTCTTTTTAAGGAGGGGGGAGAAAATCAGGAAGTTCAGTATGGAACGCCTCGCGCGCGTCAAGGAGACGCCCAAAAGAAAGGTTTACTTTACGAGGGAGCAGATCAATCATGTTCTCGAAAACTGCGATTTGGAGACGTGGCTTTTCATCCGGTTAAGCTTCGATTGCGGCTTCCGCATTCACGAACTTCAACAATTAAGGCTTTCCGACATTTGCGGTCAAAAAATTACTTTCATCGGTAAAGGAAGGAAAATCAGAGAGACGTATATGGCGGAAGATACGAGGGCGCGCCTAGACGAGTGGATTAGGCAAGAAACTGTAACCGACGAATTATGGACGCATCACTACGAAAACGGCAATAATAAGCCGGTCTCGAAAAGGTGGATCGATCAAAAAATGCGAGAGGCTTTCAATGCAGCGGGTTTTACCGAGTTTCATCCGCACTCGCTTCGCCATTCTTTCGCAACGGAAATCTGTCAAAATGGTGCTCCTATTGAAGTAGCAAAGGAAATGCTTGGACACGCCAACATTCAAACGACAATTCGCTATGTTCATTCTCTTGAAGGACACCTTGAAGAACTTTTCCACAAATACCGCTTTTGCCAAAATTAAGCAAAAAGGTCTTGTTTTGTAATTCAGCTTGTGGTATAATAGGGGCAGTTAGGAAAGCGGTAAACTCTCCTGAAGAACTTATAAAAGCAGAGCGTAATAGACCTGTTTTGTAAGTTTTTCACACTTTATATTATAGTGTGAAAAAAGAGATAGGTCAATCAAATTGGCCTATTTTTAGTGCCTCACGAGGATGGAACTCAAGTTCGATATATGGGGTTGCGTTCTCGTGCAAGCTCTAAAAATGATGGCGGAAACTCAGCCGGCTCGATTATAGCGGCGTAGGAAACATAAACCATCTTGAGCGAAATAAAAAAATCTAATGCCATAAGGAGGTAAGTAATGGCAGGGACGAAAGCCGGTGGTTTAAAAGCCGCCGCGACGAACAGAGCAAAATACGGCGATGATTTCTACCAAAACATCGGCAGGAAAGGCGGTCAAAAAGGGCATACTGGCGGATTCGCCGCAAACCCAGAGCTGGCGAAATTGGCTGGCGCAAAAGGTGGGCGCAAAAGCCGCCGCGGGCCGGCAAAGAGAGGTAAGTAATGGAGTGCAGAAAGAACTTCTTTTACGGCTTCGGTGCAGCTCTTGTCGGCATCGCGCTGGCGTGGCTTCTTGGCATTGTAGCCAAGGAAGACCAAGCGCAACTCGATGCTTTGACGGCACTTCACGCCAAAGAACTCTCGACTTGTTGGGCTGAAGTCGGTGTCGGGGAGACCTGCAAAATCGAATACATCAGAGACCGAACTGACACCGTCATCGGCGCGAAAGTCATTAAGGTTAAGGAGTCAAAATGAGGACTTACTACGGCACCTACTTTGGTCAAGTAACTTCCAAAAAGAACTCCAAAACGCCGTTCAAGAAACGCAACGGAACGCTCGGTGTTCGGATGAAGAAAGAGGCGCGCGACCAAGAGAAAGCGATGTCGGAAGCCTTTTCTTCCGACTTTGACGAACAAAAATTCGCCAAAGGATACTTCGATAATGCAGAGCTTGAGGTTATCGTTGAGTTTTACAACAAAGACGCTCATCGTCGAGACATCGACAATCAGCTAACTTCCGTGATGGATGCCCTCGTCAAAGGGGGGGTAATCCCCGACGACAGCCAGGCGCACGTCGTTCAAGAGGTAGTGAGATTTGCTGGTGTCGATTCTGTCGATCCGCGAGCAGAAGTAACCATTCGAGAATATAAGAAATCAAAGGAGAATTATGGGACTCTTTAGCAAACCGGACTTTGGAGACGAAGTTAGACTTTGCTACGCAGAAACAATCGCAGTAGTTAAAAAATTGTCGCCTAAGGCTTTCGCCAAGTTCATCGAGGCTCTCAAGAAGGGCTACGAAGCCAATCAAGATGTCGAAGAATTGCTGGATGTAAAATTCGACGACATCGACGGAATTGCCAACCAAATGTTGGAAATTAAAAATAAGGAGGTAAAATCCAATGCCAGTAAAAAAGAATCCAAAAAGCAATAACGCCGAAAAACCGGCAAAACGAACAGTTCCCGTTAAGATCACGGAGGAGGAGTTTAAGAAGAAAAAGAAAATTATTGTGACCAAAGTCGCCAAGCAGGAGCCAAAAAAGCCCTTAACGCTCAAAGAAGTTGATGGAAAAATCTACCAACTTGACCGCATTCATTCCGATCGAATTTTTACGAACACTCAAAACATTAAAATGCTCGCTCAAGGAACGAGTGCACTAAAAGCCTGCTTCGATAAACAACGACTCCAAATCTCAAGTATCAAAGGCAGCCTTTCCAAAATCGGCAAAGTCCTCAATGAGTTAAAAAGACGAGACGAACAAACGAATGCTCGCATTACTAGAGAAGCGCACGACCTCGACAATCTCATTGTCCGCGTCGAGCATCTTTCTAATCGCTTGACGTTTTTCGTCGTCATCGCCGCTCTGGTCGCATTGCTCATATGTTATATGATTGTTAGCCGTTAAAACGAGACGCACTATGGCAGAGAAAATCATCAAAAAAGACCGCGAAGTTAGCGTCAAGATGAAAAACGGTGGCGAGTATAAGTATTCTTACTCAACGCTCGTAGAAATCACCAAACATCTCGAAGAAAATAAGCAACGCTACACGGCGTTTGTCAAAAAAATTGAGGGCGATGACTATATGTTTATTCAAAAGCTCGTCCAAGGTAAAGATGGTAGTTGGGTTAAAGACGATGAGCCTTTGCAGGGAGCGAAAATCCCCCCCGTTCAAGGCATACAAAACTACGCTGGCGTTCTAACGGCTGTGCGACGAATTTCTCTGCTTATGGTCTATGGTTTAGCTTGCGAGGAAACAGAAACTGGCGACGATCCTGTTCCGCCAGAAAATGCAAAGGAAAAGTGGAAGAAAATGCACACTCCTTCACCTAATAATCCAGTATCGGAAAAGCAAAGAGCCGCAATCAGAAATCTTTGCGAGCGTCTTGGAAAATCGAGCGCGGAAGCCCTCGCTCTGATTCAAGAACTAAAATCTGCCGCCGACGCAAGCAAACTAATCACGGCGTTGGGGGAGAAAGTTGCGGAGAAAGCCGTCCTCTAAACGGCGAGGCGACGTGGAACTCTCGCCATTGTTGCAAAGCGGGTTCGACTCCCGCCAGGGGGACCAAATAAATTAGAAAGGAAAGAAGATGTCCAAAACTAAAATCGAAATCAAATCCAAACTCGGCTCGGTTTTATTCGAGTTCGAGAAGGAAGATAATACTGTAAAAGATACTCTTGAGCAAGCTATTTCTAGCGATGCCGACCTCTGCGGTGCCGACCTCTGCGGTGCCGACCTCTGCGGTGCCGACCTCCGCGGTGCCGACCTCCGCGATGCCGACCTCCGCGATGCCAACCTCTGCGGTGCCAACCTCCGCGGTGCCGACCTCTGCGGTGCCAACCTCTGCGGTGCCAACCTCTGCGGTGCCGACCTCCGCGATGCCAACCTCTGCGATGCCAACCTCTGCGGTGCCGACCTCCGCGATGCCAACCTCTGCGATGCCGACCTCCGCGGTGCCGACCTCTGCGGTGCCGACCTCTGCGGTGCCAACCTCTGCGGTGCCGACCTCCGCGATGCCACCATCGACTACTCCGATGATGATCTTGATGAATCTACCGTCAGAAATAACTTCATAGAAAAAACTGGTCTCGAAGCTTGCGAAACCACCTTGCTCCACAATGTGCGTTCAATTAGCCGTTGGTATTATTCTCGCTGGGCGAATCTCGTCAAAATCAAGAGCTGGAAGCACAAAGAATCCGAAGAAAACACTGAAACCGCTTCGGTAAAACCAACCGACGACTCCGTGTTCGTAGAGATACCCGCCGAACGCAGCTTGGCAGAACGAGAGGTCATAGCACTTGAACGAATCGCAAAGGCTCTTGAGGAGAAAAAATGAATAGAGAGCTAAAGTTTAGAGCATGGCATAAAGAAGGCTATTTTAATTATCTCGATTTGCGAGAAGGAAGCGAGTGTGATTTTACAAATTTACAACTAGCTAGCGCGCAGTTCGAGCAATATACCGGTTTTAGAGATGAGGACGGTAAGGAAGTCTACGAAGGAGATATTTTAAGATCTCCGTCGGGCTTCTTGCTCAAAATCGGGTGGAATAATGAGCAAGCTAGATTCGGGTGGATGCCAATTTCAGATATATTCGAACTTCCCGGCGTAAGCATTAGTCATTGTAAGGTTATAGGAAACGCTCACGAAAACTCAGATTTATTGAGAGTAGAGGTCGTTAAAGATGCTTGACATTCACATCCGCAACCGCGAAACTGGTCAATTTGCCACAATGAAGGCTCGCTACGACAGAATCGAGCGACGCACCATAATCGAAGTTTTTGAAGAACTCCCGTTGTTCGGAGAAAGCACGAAGCAGGTCGTCGCTCAATACCGCACGCGAAAAAGCCTTTGGCAAAAATGGGAAAGGGTGCCGAGATGAGCAAAGTTTTAGCAATCCCCGACATCCATCTCAAACCTCTTATCTTCGACAAAGCCGATAAAATCCTCGAATCCGGTCAAGCCGATTTCGCCGTCCAGCTCGGCGATATGGTTGATGACTGGGGAGAGGAGTTTAACTTCGCCCTTTACGAGAGAACTCTCAAACGGGCGATAGAGTTCCATAAGAAGTTCCCAAAGACCCTTTGGTGTATGGGGAACCACGACTACGGCTATCATCACCCAAATATGGGCGTCCGAGAGTCCGGCCACAGTAGAATTGCTGAAGATATTGTCAAGCCGCTACTCAAAGAGATGGGCAAAGTTGGCGCCAAACAGCAGATAATCCACGTCGTTGACAATGTGATTTTCTCTCACGCCGGAATCCTTGATGATTGGGTAAATATGCTGACGCTCGATGATATTCGCGAACTTGACGATTATGTCGAGAGCCTTATACAAAATGCTGGTTGCGAAGAACTTTGGGACGAAAAATCGCCAATTTGGGCGCGCCCACAACGCACCGGCGACATAATGTTCACTGACAGGATGCAGGTCGTCGGACATACACCGGTGGCGACCATATCTTTCGTCAACAATGTTCTTTCGACGGATGCTTTCTCCACCTATTCAAACGGCGCACCGATCGGCGAAAAACGTTTCGCCATTGTCGACACCGAAAAAATGACGTGGAAATATGCAACAGAGGAGAATGACTAAAAATGATACAATTATCAATTATCATTCCAGCGTATATCACAAGCGCGAAAGGCGCAGACGACCTTTCAAGGCTCGTCGAGAAGGCCGCACGGCAAATTGATCCAGACCTTCACGAAATCATTGTCGTCGACGATCATTCGCCAGTAGTATTTGGTATATTATGCCGCCGCAACGTCGGTGAGTATAGATTGGAAAAAAACAGAGGCGCGGCGGCGGCAAGAAACTTCGGCATAGACCATTCAAGCGGAAAATATATTGTTTTTCTCGACGCGGACGATGATATACCAGATGACTTTATTGCCATCTTAAACAACCGTATAGACTTCGAGGAACGCTCCGGCGCGCCTGTCGATATTGTCCAATTTCAAGCCAAGCACGAGGATGGTAACGTCGCCTACCCAGAGCCTTGCGCGTGGGGAAAGCTTATTTTGCGCAAGTGGATTGGCAACGATCGCTTTGACGAAGATCAACTTATCGGAGAAGAAGACACTTTATTTCATAATCCCAAAAAGAAAACTCCTCGAATTGCCAAAGACGGGCGGATCATCTATTACCATCGCCAAAGTGCAAATCCCGATTCTTTGATGAAGCGTTTTTGGCGGGGGGAGATACCCAGAAGGAGAGAAGATGTCTAAAACGACTTACACCTTGCGTCTTCAAGCCGAGTTTGACGATATTATAACCGGAGAAAGGCATCGTCCGGGAGAAATCTTGGTTACCGATGACGGAGCACGGGCTAAAAACATCGTCGCTCTAAACTTCGGTCGACTAATCGCTATCAATTCGGGAGAGAAAAAGGGCAAAAAAGTCGTCTTCTACCTGTCAGAAATCACCAAAATCGGCGGCATTGAGACCGCGATGTATCATCTTGCGAGAGTTTTTTGCGATAGAAATATCACTTTTAGGGTAAGAACGGCGGATACGTCTCAAATGCTTCGTTTGGGTCGCTACGCAAACGTAGAGCTTGACGACAACACCGAATTTGAATGCGACGTCCTAGTTGCCGTCTCGTGGAACGCTCTAGCGATGTGCAAAGGTCGTGTTCGCGCGAGGAGAGTTTATCAACAAGTCCACGCCGATTGGGAAACACTTCGCAAGTTCCCGTTGTGGCAAAATTATGATTGGGTGCCCGATGCGACCATCGACAAAGTTCTTTCTGTTAGCGAGACCGCTCAAAAATCGCTTCAAACAGCGTTTTCTCGCCCAATAAACTCCGTTCTAGTTCCAAACCTCTTTGTTGAGCCAGATGATGAGCCAGTAGTTACCTTCTGCTCGATGACGCGGCTAACTGACGAAAAAGGTGCGGCGAAGATTGTTAAAATGGTTGACGCTTTCCACGCGGCGAATAAACAGTTTTTATGGTTTATCTCTGCCACCCTCGCTAATTCGGGGATTGGAGATAAACTCCGAAATGACACCTCCGTGGTTTTCTTAAGCCCACGGATTGACAACGTTCCACTCCTTGGCTCCGTCGACTACTGCGTCCAACTCTCTGACAGCGAAAGTTACTGCTATACGATTCGAGAGGCTTTGTCATACGGCACGCGTTGTATATGCACTCGAATCCCAGAATTGGAGAAAGTAGTCGATTCGAGCGAGCGTGGTTTTCTCGTCGAAAAAGACCTCTCCGATCTTGATTCTGACAAAATCAAAAAGATTTTTTCAATCCCGCGCAAGCCGTCGCTCTATCACGATAAAGAGGCTAAAAAAATAAAGGCTCTTTGGGAGAAAGTTTTGAATGGGGAAATCTAAAATCAAGCCAAAAGAAAAAACCACTACCATCGAAGAAGAACTCTTCAGGCGTCTTGGTCTCCGTCCGACATCTTCAATCTCTAATTGGAGTTATGATGATTTTCTTGAATACTTCCGTAAAGTTCCTGCCGGTAATTTCATCGCGGCGATGGACGAGCTAGAGGTTTTGTTACCCAATGAGGGCTATGCCGCCGCAAAACGGTGGGCGGAGATTTTTGAAAATCCGTCCAAGATGGACAAACTCCATCAGGGCAGGCTCGCTGCCAAGAATAAGGAGAGTATTATGGCTCTTGCTGTCGGCGATGATGATGAGGCGTTTTACGAAGCTCTCATTCGAGAAAACGTCACCAAACTTGAAGAAAGTGGCAACTCTACGCAAGAGGTGGCACGGTTAAGCCAAATCATCAACGTTTTGCGTAGCCAACTCCGCGAAATTCGCTCCAGGAAGCCAAAAAAGGACTCTGCTTTGGCAAAGATACTTGAGGCTGCGGCGAAGCCACCAAAGCCCGCTCCAAAACGCTTAAAAAAGCCAAAAACGAAACGTTCTGCCAAGTCGTCGACCGTAAAACCCAAACCATCTAAACCAAAGAAGGAGAAAGTGAGTGAGAGCCAAACAAACACCAAGAATTGACATCTACAAACCCGGCGACACTCGTCGAGTCGAGTTGCTTATTCAGCTCTTGGATGCTTACGGCATTCATCTTTACCCTTGGCAAAAACTGGTGCTTCGCCGATGGCTAGTTGAGGACGAGGAGGGTAATTTTGTAAACAGCACTTGCGGTTTATCTGTTCCTCGGCAAAACGGCAAAAGCGTCCTTTTTGTCGCGAGAATTATCTACGGTATTATTTTCCGAAAAGCAACAGGGCTTTATACCGCTCAGCTTCAATCCACCTCTGATATTGTTAAAAAGCGCGTGCAGGATTTCTTTTACGATTCCCAATATGAGCACGAAGAAATCTTCAATCTTCTTACTCCTCGCTTTCGTGAAAAACCTCGCAATTATGATTTCATTGAGTTTGAGAACGGAGCCTATTATCGTTTTACGACGCGTTCTCGGATGAATGGTCTTGGCTCGACGAATGACGAGGTTTTGAACGACGAGGCAGCCGATATGCTCGATTCTCATCTTGACACGCTCCGCCCGACCGTCTCCGCTGCTAAAAGTGGTAACCCACAGTTTATCTATGCTGGAACGCCGCCAATGGCCGACACGGTCGGCGAGGTTTTCGCTCGAACTCGCAAGAAAATCCTCGATGGCGACGATGGTTGCTGGACAGAGTGGAGCGTAGAGACTTTGACAGATCCTCACGATGAGGCAGCGTGGTATGCGACCAACCCTTCACTCGGCAAATCTTTGCTCAAAAAAGCCATAGCCGGCGAGGCAACATCAATGAGCTTGGACGGTTTTAACCGGATGCGACTTGGTTGGTGGGCTGGTTTGGAAGATAAGCGCGCCATCAAGCAATCGCTTTGGGATGCTTGCTATACAGAGAAGCCGGATTTTGACGATTCTTTCGCTCCGGTTTTCGCTGTCAAGTTCTCTCCCGATCGCACGACTTTTTCTGTCGCCGTTGCTCAGCCTCTTAAAAATGGCAAAATCCACGTCGAAATCGTCTTGCATCGTCCAATGTCTGACGGCTTCCAAAAAATCGTCAACTGGTTTACTTCTTCGCCCGCCGGTCAGACGGCTCCGCGTTGGCGCAGTGCCGCTAAAATCATTATTGACGGTGCGACCGGTCAAGATATTCTGTTTGAAGATATGACCTCGGTCGGTATTCCTACCAGAAAACTTCTACGTCCGAATTTGAAAGAAGTCAGTGCGGCGCACGAGTTCCTCTTTAACGCCATCAAGGAACAGGTTTTTTCTCACTACCGCCAGCCCGCCCTAGAACAAGCCGTGCGCGTAGCCAAAATCCGCCCGATTGGGCGCAACGGTGCTTTCGGGTGGGCTTCAATGAATAGTGATATGACGACCGCTGCTCTCGACGCCGCTACTTTTGCTTTCTGGGGTGCGAAAACTCAAGCCAAAAAGCGTAAAACCGCCGAAGATAAAGCGAGTAATGCCGACCGCATTCGCGACATTTTGTCTCAAATCTAAAATGGGCGTCAAAAAAGCGGGCTACTGCTTCGGTATTTCTCCATTTGCATCGCCCGCATCGGGATAGTTCTATTATACCCTAGTGGCTCGTGTCCGGCAAGATTGGCTGAACTGGGGGTAGAATATACGATTTCGGGACAAACCCAACGAGGAATTGCCTAGTCGATAGGTTGATGATGTTAGTTGCACTGCCGCCAACATTCTCGCCGCAGGACTTACCGCCTTGGTTTTCGCCAAGACAGGAGACGTAACCGTTGCCCAAGACAGCAGTTACGAAGCAGACGTGCCCTGTCCAACTTCCGTCTGTAATTATCCACGTTCCGACGATAATATCATCGACCGAATAAACTATCTTGAACTTATCACGAGCCAGCTCGTCTGGGCATTGTGCCTCGCCTTTAGCGACACCAGTGCCGCAAGTAGTAACGTCATATCCGGCGTAATCCCACCAAAAGGCACGTTGTAAGCTGACGCATTGTGCCCCATAGTAATTGTCGGCGATGATACAGCGTCCGAGCGTTGAGTTAATAAAGGCTTGAGGGCTTGAGGTGTCAACCTGTTCAATAGCTCCAAGAGCGTTAAACCCCTCCATCGTGAGGTCTTTGACGGAAAGTCCAGTTGCCTCGTCCATAAACTGACCGCCGTCTACGCTTTCCACATAAGGGTAGGTCGTAGTCTCGACGAGTTCGCCTTGGTCGTTATACTCCGTGGTAGTAATAGTTTCTGGCAATTCAAGATTTGACTTGTCTTCGATGACGTTTTCGATTTTGTTTTCGGAATTATCTTGTGCTGCCGGCCGAGCGACAAAACTGAGCGCATAACCGCCGCCAACAAGAGCGACAGAGATACCGACGCCAGCAATCGCTTTTAAGATTGTGCGTCTTTTGGATTTGATTTTTGCGATGAAATCTCTCATCTTTATCTCCTATTTTTTATAGATTTGCTTTTTTGGGTTTGAATTGCCCAATCCACGCTTCGTATTCTTTAACTTGCCGAGTTATTATATCGTTGCCACCATTGTCGTGGTATCTTCTGTATTCAAGTTCAATATTGTCACGATTCTCTGGCATTTTGCCAAGTAATTCGACACGAATAATGTCTTGCGTAATCATATTTTCAATCGAAAGTTTTGCGGAGTTACGCTCTTCGCGTTTTCTCTGCTCTTCTTTGTCTTTTTTGCGCTGGCTGTTCTGCCAAATGGCGGCAACGGCGGCAATCGTCGCTGGCAATACCATTAAAGCGGTTTTGATTATCTCCAAGGTTGCTTCGTCCACGATTGCCTTTCTAGGGTTATCCGCCTATTGACCGCAAGCGTAGCGTGCTAATTACTTTTATTATATCACACTTCCGAACAGTTCCCGCCATAACTCCCGTATGTTTTGGCGCGTCCGGTAAGCATTGAGTTTTTTCATACTTCCCAGCCAAGATTTGACCTCCTCCTCCGCATCCTTTCGCGTCATCTTGCCATCAGCGACGAGGTGCTTAAACTTCTTCATCTTACGTCTCTGTCGCGTAATATTCTCTCGCGCTGGTCGTTTGATAATCTTACCGGTCTCCGTGAGATTATATTTGATTTTAAGGAATGTAAAGCCGTGGGAGAGTTTGAACATCTGCGTCTTCTTTTCGTTAATAAAAAGTCCTAGTTCGGCAGCTTGCTTCCTAACCCCTGTGAGAACACTTTTAAGGAAGTCTTTGTCGGGGTGAATAATGTAGATGTCGTCCATATATCGTCCGTAGTATTTGCAACCTCTGACGACCTTACAATAGGTATCAACGCGGGTAGGAAAGAAGATACCGACGACTTGCGACACCTGTGAGCCAATCCCTAATGATTTATGCATAAACCGCTCGCCCGTCTTCTTTTCTTTGGGGATTTTGGCATATTCCATCGAGTTGAACGCCTCGTCCATCAGATCGTGGTCGGCATAAGAGATGTCGACCTTAAACGACTCTACAATCTGCTGGATAAGCGGCATAACACTGTCGTCGTCGCCTAGTTTTTCCTCGAACATTTCGAGCAGTTTGTCGTGCCGGATGTTGTCGAAAAACTTGCGGAAGTCAATGTGTAAAAAATAGCCCTCGTTCCTGAAGTGCCTATAATACTTGCGTAAGTGAGTTTCCAAACGTCGGCGGGAGAAGTCTACGCCTTTACCCTTGAGCGAAGCCCCGTTGTCATAGATGAGATATTTCCGAAGCTCTGGCAAAAGCACATTATTGCAGAGTGAGCCTTGCACCACGCGATCAGCGATACCCGGAGCCTTAATCTGACGATTGTGCCCGCGCTCGTTGACCTCAAACTCAAGGAACGGCCCTTGCTTATAACTACCATCGAGTAGTTCTAGCTCGGTCTTCCGAATGTTAGTTAATAGATCAGCCTCATACCTCTGCACCGATAACTTCCAATTACTCCCTTTGGAGGCTTTCTTAAACGCCTCATATAGATTGTTTGGGTTAGCAACCCTTTCTAAATAGTTCATCCTTATCTCGCTTATAGCAATAATTGACTTATCAAATTGCGTCAAGATATATATTTACCTTGCGGAAGGATATTCTCCCCTTTCCTGTTGAATCGCATCGGCTTATAGCCTACACTTCGTGCGATTACACGAAATAATGGGCGCACGACATTCGAGTTGGACGCGTTGTTGGCGTTGGCATTCCCGTTGTTGTTGACATTGCAGAAGTTGGAGCCGCTGATGATGGAGGCCATCCACGAGCTGGAGCGCGAGCTATGGAAAATACCCTATGTTTTACTTACGATTTTCTTCTGGCTTTTTTGAGCCTTCGGATTTTTTAAGGAACTTTTTGAGTTTATTGCCAGATTTTCGCCAACCTTTGAGCAAAGCGATTTCTCGGTTTATTGTATCTACGAAAGGCATATATTTGCTGACGTCCACCCTACCGGAAAGTGCGTCGATAATATATTGCATTTCCGAGAGAAGCCCGAAGCATAGACCAATAGCCCTGTTCTGTGCCGCTCTCCTCTCTTTGAACTCATCCCAAGTGGTCGGAAAGATACTATTGCCGAGGCAGATATACTTGCCAATCTCTCGTAGATAATCGAAGATGGATTTGCGCATTTCTATTATTAGCCATTCGGGGTAATCGTCCGAAGCCTCCTCGCCCTCTTTGGGCTTATTTTTCTTCAGCCCAAAATCGCGCAGAAGTAGGTCGGTCATTTCCTTGCGAAGTTTTATAAGGTTGCGGCTAAACTCAAGATCTGATAAGTTACGTTTATTTTTGATTACATTGCTCATTTTTACATAATTACCCCTTTCTTTGATTTAGGTTTTCCTCTTTAACCTCCCACCCCACAAGGGGGGTGGGAGGTTAAAGAGCTAGGAGAACAGGAAGAATGGGCGCACGACA